GACTTTAAGTTAGTTAGTGGTGAAGAAATCAGAAAATGGTATTTAGAAGATAATTATTTAGAAGTTAAAGGTCAATTAGGTAACTCTTGTATGAGATATGAGAGATGTCAAAAATACTTAGATATTTATGTCCAAAATCCTGAAGTTTGTAGTCTATTAGTCTTATTCGATGGTGATAAAGTTAAAGGAAGAGCTTTAGTTTGGGAATTATCAGATGGTTCAAAATATATGGATAGAATTTATACTATAACTGATTCTGATAAAGTTTTATTTAGAGAGTGGGCTGAGAAGAATAATATGAGAACATATGATAATACTGATGAGGTTGGTAGAGTTCATTTAAAAGTTACAAATTTTGGAATGTATCCATATATGGACACTTTTGAGTTTTATGATCACCAAAATGGTATTTTATCCGATACGGATTTAAGAAGTAGTAAAAGTGATGATATTTTTCAATTAAAATCAACTGATGGTCATTACACCAGCAATGAAGGTAGAGTTTGGTCAGAATATGAAAGTGATTGGTTTGATGAAGATGATCTTGTTTGGTGTGAAGATGTTAATTCATATGTTTATTATGAAAATGCTTATTGGTTAGATTATCAACAAAGATATGTAAGTCATAACACAAGTGTTGTTTACTCTGAATATACACAACAAGATTATCTTAGAAGTGATGCTGTTCATAACCCAATTATAGATGATTGGTTATATATAGATGATGATATTATAGAATATTATATTGATAGGGGTGTTAAAAACTATATACCTAAAGATTATTATGACGAATATATCACGATTGATGGTGTTAGTTATTCAACAAGAACATATAAAAAAGACCCATATACTGATGAATATCATTTCTTGAATGATGATATCGATGGTGTTAAGTTTAAAGATTATTTAAAAGAAAAAATTGAAACAGAGTTAGGTGATGTAACAAAAGATTATGTAGCATCTACTTTTATAGAATATTTTAATTCACATAAAGAAGATTCTAAGAATGAATTTTTCATGAAACTAAATTCTATTTTATGTGGTATGTATTCTGATTTTCAAATGAGAAGAATAATTGATAGCATTTTAATAGTTGATAATACCGCTAAAATAATGTCAGGTGCGATTGATAAAAAAAGAATTTTCTGGTATTTCATTCCTGGTGTTGTTGGAGTTGTATCTAATTTAGATAATGATTGGAATAATGATTCTTATAGAGAAAAGTTTGATTGGATTTTATCAAGTATGGATATTGAGAATATTAAAAAAATGGGTATTAAAGAAAACGCTTATTTAAATAGAACTTTTTCATTCGGTCTACATAAACTTGAAATGATAATGGCTAAGAATGGTTTATTCAACTTATTACCTGATAACATCTATAAGATGTACTTATGTTTGGACTTAAAAAAGAACTACAAAATTTAGTAGAAGATTTACCTGAGATAAAAGAAGATAAAGCAAACCATTTTATTTATGGTTTGCTTATTTATTTTATAATAACTTTGTTCTTCGGAGATTTAATCGGAATGATTATTTGCTTTCTTTCGGCAATTCTAAAGGAAGTATATGACCATTACAGCCCAAATCACCGTTTCGATTGGTGGGATTTCATTTGGACTGTAATGGGTGGTTTAGTTGGATTATTAATCCATTTATCTTAGGACTTAGATAAGTATCTATCTACAAGGTGAATTAACAAACCTAAGATGAATGAGAAACCTAAACCAGATAATACTAATACTGGACTATCTTTAATAGCTCCTAATACACAAGCTGTTAAGAATGGTATAAAAATAACAAATCCAATAATAACAGCTGTCAATTTAGTATGAACTCTTTCGTTCCAAACTAAACGAGAAATTGCGTCTTGCATATCTTTACCATAAGCTGGTACAGTATGTCTTGTTCCATCTACTTCTTCAATCTCAACATTATATCTAAAGTAACCTGGGTTATCTTTTGATTCTCTCACCAACTCAGCTGAAATAGCTTTTCTTCTTGCTTTCATAATTTATATTTAATTTTAGTTATATATCTAATTTGAGATACAAAATTAGTAATAATTTTTAGTTATACAAACAATATTGATAATTTTTTATATCATGTGTATGGATAAGTCGTATATAAAAGATTTAGTTCAGAAAATACTGAATAAAGAGTTTTCAAATACAAATAAAAGAAGAGTTGTCGATTATCATGATCGATTAAACTTTGCTTGTCCGTATTGTGGTGACTCCAAGAATCAATATAAAAAAAGAGGTAATCTTTACTTTAATAGATTAATTTTTATTTGTTTTAACTGTGATAAGAAAGCTTCATTTGATAAAATGTGTAAACATTTTAATGAACAAGTTGATCCTGATAAAAAATTAGAAATGATTGAACACTTAAATAGTGTTATGACTTATTCTGATTATGAGTCAAATGTATCAGATGCTAAGTTTGAAAACTTAATAAACTTAGAAGATTTGGAAAAAGTATTTTCAATGGATCTAACACCTATATCAGATTTTAAACCTATACAGGTTAATAGTGGTGTTTATAAATACTTAGTTGGTCGTGGAATTGATCCATACTATCATAAAAACATTTATCAAGCCAAATGGTGGAAAAATGATGATGAAAGTGAGTGGATAATTGTTATGTTAAATCGAAGAGATGATAAGGTTCTTGGTATTCAATTAAGAAACTTAAAATCTGGTAAACGTAGGATGTTTAAAATTTTTAACTATGAAAATTTACTTGAGTGGGTTAATTTAATAAAAGAAGAACCTATTGAAATTGATATAAATGAGATGGTTATTTATAATAAGTTGTCTTATTATTTTAATATATTGAATATTGATTTTACTGAGAAAGTAACAGTATTTGAGGGATATTTAGATTCTCTATTCTATCCTAATTCTATTGGTTTGGTAGGTGTTAATACTGATTATAAATTAATTGAAAGTAGTGGAATGGAACTGCAATACTTTTTTGATAATGATGAGGCTGGATTTATAAAATCTGAACAAAAGATAAAAGATGGATTTCCGGTATTTCTTTGGAAAAAACTATTTGAAGATATTGTAGATAAAAAGAAATCTGATGACCCTTATAAGTTATTACATAGAATATCCAAAGTTAAAGATATTAATAAATTAGCTGAACTTGTTCCAAATCCATATAAAAAATTAGAGCTATTTAACTTTTTTAGTCACGATGAATTAGATATCAAATGGATACCTAAGAGAATTAAAAAGTTAAAATCTGAAGATGTTGATTATAATAAAAAATTCAATAACATAAAATATTTATGATTTTTCCATTTTATATATAAAAATAAAAACTAAATGGAAAAAAACAAAAAAATGTTCTTTGGTTGGAGTAATTTCAAATGGATTTTAACCGAATTATTGAACATCTATTCAACTAAAAACTCTTACTTTTCTAAGAAAAGAATTGAATCTGGTATAGCATTCATCATTGCTCAATGGGGAATGATATTCTTCCTTTTACAGAAATATGATAAATTAACTATGGGTGAGTTTATCTTATGGGCAGCTGCTGAGTTTGCAGTTTCTGGATATATCATAAATAAGATACAAAAAGAGAAAACATCTGTTAATGATCAAATTACGGATAGTGTAACTCAGTCAAATCCTGATAGTGAGGAAAGTAATTAATAAAAAAAACCACTCTTTTGAGTGGTTTTTTTTATTTAGAATTTATATCTAGTTTTTCTATATGATTTAGATTCTCTAAGTCCTGTTTTTTCAACATCAACTTTTTCACCTGCTAAAGCTTCAGCTTCTGGATCTTTACCAGTTTGTGTTTCAAACTCCATTTGATCTTTATCTGGGTCAAAAGGTGGTCTATTTACTTCATCTTCAACTTCATCATCAAAATGCTCATCTTCCATATCCTCTGATTGGAAATTTTCATATTGACCTTGTACTTGAGCCTGTCCTTGTCCTTGAGCTCGTTGAGCCTGTGCTTGAAGTCTTTTTGATTGAGCTCCTTGAGCCTCAGCTTGAGCTTCAGGATTTTCTAAATACTCAATTACATCTTCTGCTGATGAAGTAGGAACTAATTTATTTCCTTCTTTTTTAATTTTTCTAACACCATCAACTTCAAATTGATTTGTTTCAGAAGGTAATGTAATTTCATGTCCTTTATATTTAAGAATATTACCCATTAATTGAGAACCTTCTAAAGTATCGTGTAAATACTCTAAATTATCTTCAACACCTTCTTCGCCACTTGCTAATGGATCTGGATTTACAGAAGGAGCATCTCTTCTCCATCTTTCTCTTCTCGGATCTGGTGTTGTTGTTGGAGCTGGAGCTGGTTGAACTTCTGGTTTAACTTCTGGTTTAACAGGAGCTTCTAATTCTTCAGCTTCATTTACTTTTTTAATAAATTGATTATATCTTTTAATCATATTCTTTTTTATTTTTTAGTATATATTAATTTTTTATTCTTGATTTTCGATTTCCGAAACAACATAATCTATAAAAGAATCTAACTCATATTCAATTCCTTCACAAAAATCAAAAACTTCGTAAGTTTTACCACTTGATGTTTGATGATAAAACTCAGGTGATGTTACTCCACTTTCATGAAAATAACTTATATAACCGTGTAGTTCACCTTTTAGTACTTTACCATTTGGTAATTTTAAATCTGGTACATATAAAATTCCATGATATTGCCATTCTTCACCTAAATCATCACAAGAATCAAATTCAAATCTAAAAAAGCCTGCATCATCAACAAATACTGTTTCACTTTCTTTCTTTGCTAACTTTTTATGAACTTCTTCTTGATTGCCTAATTTATGTGCATCTAAAAACTCTTTCTCAAGTGTAGTTAAAGAATTAATACCATACTTTGAAATTTTATCAAGTAAGTCATCAACTCTTTGTTGAGTTGTATATCCCTCATATCTCATTAAGTGTTTCATAATTTTCATTATGTTATATATTAAAAGTTGATATACTTTTTATGCTAAACCCTTTAAATTCCAAGCTAATGGTTCATAATTGGACTTAAAAATTTTATCTTTTATAACTTTATAAGTTTCCATAACATAACCATTTGTATGGTATATACATATTGTATTTTTATCAATTGAATTTGGATCAAAGTCATTATTTACATCATCTAATAGTTTATTTAATTTCTGGTCTCTTTTCCATTTTTTTACTTCGTCATCCCAAGAATAAATAAAGAATATTAAAAAATCTCCAGAGGTATCTTTATGATCTCTAATCATATTAAAATCTATTCCATCATAAAAAAAGATATTATAATTATTATACTCTATTTTATCAATCAAGGTCATCGAATATATCATCAATTTTTTTATCTCTTGTGATTTTTATCATCTCTCCTTCAAAAAGTTCGTCTTTTTCTACTTTATTCTTAAACTGTTCAAAAGCTGATTGACTAATCTTTTTAAGAGCATAAGAACCTTTATTTAATTTACCATTTTTCAATTGTTCATCTAACCAAGATAAATACAATGGATATTTTACATCATTTTTCATAATTTTATATATCCGTTTTTTATATATACATTATGAAAATTTTTAAATATGGACAATTTGTAAATGAGGCCGATCTTTTTACCGGGAGTGGTATAGAAGGATATGATTCTAATAAAATTGGAATAGCAGCTAAAACTCAATTTTGTAGAAATGTTGCTAACCTAAAGTCATGGATTTATAAAAATGACGGTCTTGGATTCCAAAGTGCTGTTGAGGAAATATTATCTTCTATGTCTGAAGTTATTGATTTTAATAAAGATCCTAAGTATCAAATACCACTTAAATACCTGAAGGATACCGGTAGATTTGATAATAAAAGTGATTTTAAATTCATTGATAAATTACCAGACGGTACTTACTATGCTAAATCAATAAGTAACTTTAATCAAGTTTTAGATTCCAATGGTAATTATGATCCTGTTAATAAGTTAAATACTAACTACTCTGATTTAGCGGAGTTAATTTTTGATATTATCTCTAAAGAGGATACTTCGATTATATCGAAATCTCTTAAACTTGATGATAAATCTCTTAAAGTTGAGTTGTCTAATTTTTTTAGTGGGAAAAATTTAGTTGAACTAATTAATAAAAACGTAAGTGATATAAGATATTATGTGTCAAATAATAGAAGAATGTCATCAATAGGTGATAATGTGGAAGTTTTTGTTAAAAACAAATTTGAATCTATTGAAAAGAATGGTGAGAAGGTTTATAAGTGTGTATATCAAGGTGGTGATGGAGATCCAGTTGACATGGTTTATGGAGTTGATTTAATAATCGAGAAGTTAAGTTCCGATGAATTTAAATTAGTGCAGGTTAAATCTAGTCCGATGGTGGCTAAGTCATCATCAACAGAGTGGAGGTATTCTAATATTGATTTATTTTGTTCTAAAATTGGTGATAAAGTTATTATATACACAAAAAAGGATCAAGAAGGTAAAACATTTTAATAAAAAAAACCACTCATCAAGAGTGGTTTTTTTTATGGATATATTTTCCGGTTTTTTATTTTAATATATAAATAAAAAATATTATTATGAAAAAATGTACAAAATGTAAAAAAGAAAAAGAAATATCAGATTTTCATAAACATAAAAAAACAAAGGATGGTCTATGTTGTAGATGTAAAGAATGTTCTTTAGAAGATAAGAGAGAATATTATAAAAATAATAAAGATAAGGTAAAGGATGGTGTTAAAAAATATAGAGAAGAAAATATTGATAAAGTAAAAGAACGTGTTAAAAATCATTACGAAAAAAATAGAGATTCTTTATTGGAATATAAGAAAAAATACCACATTGATAATGATGAAAGAAGAAGAGATTTAAATTATAAGTGGCGAGAGAAAAATAAAGATAAGATTAGAGAATATGCTAAAGATTATATTTCAGAAAAGAGGAAGAATGATATACTTTTTAAGATAAAAGATAGTATATCTGGTTTAATACGTAGTTCGATTGTGAGTAAGGGATATAAAAAGTTGTATAGAACTGAATCTATATTAGGTTGTACAATAGATGAATTTAAAGATTATATACAAAGTAAATTCTTAGATGGTATGACCTGGGAAAATCATGGTGAGTGGCATTTGGATCATAAAACTCCGGTTTCATGGGCTATAAGTGAATCTGAAGTATATGAGTTAAACCATTATAAAAATTTTCAGCCTCTTTGGAAGACTGAAAATTTAATTAAGGGTAATAGATGGTCTGATTAGTATTTCATACCAAATCCTGAAAATATGTCTAATACAACTGATAATCTTTCTGTAATCTCTGGCATTCCTAATGGTTCAATAATTGAGTTTATAGGTGATAGAATTGCTTTATAAAATTGAGTTGTATAATCGACTTGCGGAGCGAACTCGATTGGATAAGAACCTCTAATATAAGCAAAGATATCACCGTTTGATTTATTCTTACAATAGTAATACTTAATCTTAGTACCTGACTTAATCATCTCATACTTATCAGCAAATTGCTTATTAGTGTGTAATAAGTAGTTGTAAAGAGCTGATGCTTTAACAGCAAAGTGAGCTCCTGTTACAAACTCTAATGGTAAAGCTTTATCATTAATAACTTTAGTATCATAGTTAGAACAAGAAGATTGCATTGCAATATCATCAATATCAGCTAACTCAAACTCTTTTCTTAAATCTTTAACTAATTTTAATAACTCTTTTATGTTAAATGTATTTGAGTTTTCAAATAAGTATTTAACGATGTTGATAATTTTCTCTCTTGCAAAAAGAGGTGTTGATGATCTAACTAACTCAACTCCTTTAGGGAATAAGTAAGTTAATCTATCATAAGGAATACCATCTTCAAATACAACGTGTTGAATATATTTCTTTTTAGCGATTGATATAATTGATTCTGAAACTCGTTCTAACTCAAAGTCTTCTTTATTTTCAACTCCAAAAGATCCGGCGTATTCTTCTAAACAAGTCTTGAAATAATCAGCATATCTAAAATGATCAATACCATGTATATAATCCAATTCGTTAGACCAATTCCAAATGGGTTCACAAGTAAGAGATCCAAAATTTATTAGTTTATTCAAATCTCTATTTTTAGCAAAATGTCCGTCAATGATTATCATTTCATAATCGGTTGATAATAAATTTTCAAAGTCATTATACTTATCTACATATCCTAAACAATTAGGGTTATTAAAATTGACATCTTCTTTAGATAATACAATAAACTTTTTGTCAATACTTTCAAGATTACTTTTATTAATAAAGATATTTTTCCATTCAGAGTGTTCAATTGCTGGTAAGAAAGAAACAAATAATGAGTCAGTATCTGCATAAATACTTACCGGTTCTGAATTAGGTATTTGAGTTACATTTCTAATTCCTAATTTATTATGTAGTTCAAAGTCTAAGTGCCATTGATTATACCAATAGTCTTCATTAACTCTATCCATTGTCTTTGTTAAATCTCTACCTTGTGCAGTGATGGTACCAGCCACATGATTGTTAAACAAGATAAAGTATGGTGTTGCGAATGCTCCGTAAGATCCATTCAAAACTAATTTTAGTCATCACCCCCTCAAAATAAATTTGAGGGGGTTAAAAAAGAGCGAGTTGAAGTGCGTTGTAGTAGTCTACCTCTTTCTTCAACTCGCTCGCTTTATTTTTTAATGACTCTAGTTCTTTAATTTTTTCTTCCCTAGTCATATTTTTTAATTTTTTTTCAATTTAGTCCTAATGGGGACTTATAGTTTTTATATATAATAAAAATTTATATAGTTTATATGATTAAAGAAGACAAAGTTTTAGTTAAAATAAATATTAGAAATAAATCTCACTATTCTGAGTTGGGATATTTAATTGATAATGAAATAATTGTTGATGTTGAACATTTACCAAGTGGATCTAAAACCAAAGTAACTGCTATATGTGATATATGTAAATCCGAAAGTTCAATATCATATTCAAAATATCTAATAAATATGAATAGGAATAACAAAGGATATTATTCTTGCTTTAATTGTAAAAATCATGTTAAAGAAAAGACATGTTTAGAGAAGTATGGTGTTAGATCATATTCGATGACAAGTGAATTTAAATCAACTGAAAGTGAAAAATGGAAAGGTATTAAAAAGGGATCCGAAAAAGGTAAAAAGACTATGATGGAAAGATATGGTGTTGATTCCTATTTTAAGACTGATATAATGCGTATTAAAAATCGAGAGTGGATGTCATCAGATGAATTTCGTAATAAGTCAAAGGAGACTTTAATTAGTAGATATGGAGTGGACTCTTATTCAAAAACAGATGAGTTTAAAAGATTATTATTTGATAATAAAGATATTATCTTAGATAAGATTAAGAGTACTTTTAAAGAAAAATATGGAAATGAATATTTATCAAAGACTGATTATTGGAAGTCAATATTTAATAATAAAAAGAGTGAGATGGTCGATAAAACAAAAAATACTTGTTTAGAGAAGTATGGTGTTGATAATGTCAGTAAGGTTGAGTCTATTAAAAGTAAAGTTAAATTAACTAAGGAATTAAATGGACTTATTATACCAGAAAGTGAATTAAGTGATTGGGTTACTTATAAAAAAGTAGTTAGAAACACAACAAAATTAAATAAAAAGTTTTTATACGAAAATTGGGATGGTTTTGACTACTATGATAATGAGTTTATAAAAGGATATGCTTCATATACACATACGCATAGATTTTACCCTACAATAGATCATAAAATTTCTGTTTATTATGGATATGTTAATAAAATAGATCCAATTACAATTGGATCTATTGATAATCTTTGTATTACGAAAAGATTTATTAATTCTATAAAAAATTCTTTAATTGAAGAAGAATTTATCTCAAAGTATCAACTATAACTGTTGGAGTTTTAGTTGTACTTGTATCTAATTTTTCTTTTGTTTTTGGTTTAAAGAACTTAACTTCTTTTTTTGGTTGAACAATAATAACTGGTTTTGTTAAACTATCATTCTCCTCTTTTAATTCTTTTATTCTACAAGTGTTATCACTAATTTCTTGTAAATTAGAAAGGTTTTCATCTTCTAAACCATTAATAGTTTCTCTTTGATAATTTAAAAAATAAAGTAAAACACCAATAACAATTATTAGTATTGTTATTACTCTATTCTTTTTATCAATAGCCGCATTTTTATTATAATATGGTCTTCGTTGGTATCTATTATTCATCTTCATTAAAATATTGTTTGTAATAAATATTAAACATCATCATCAGACCAGTCTTGTTCGAATGAAAGCATTAAGTTTGATTCCTCGTCTTTTATTAGCATAAATGTTTCAAATATGTGAAATGTTATTTCTTCTTTACTATCATTTATACAAGAAAGGAATTTTTTATTTAAGATAAAACTAGCATTTCTATCTTCAATTTCATCAATTTCTAGTTCCCAAGCTGATGTCTCAGTCATTTTAACTAAACCTTTAACTACGTTTATATTTAATAGTTTAGTACCGTTAATAGAAGATAACTTTTTAATATCTAAATAATCATTTCTTTTTATTGAGAAACTCCATTTTTTGTTTTTAAGATCTAAACCTTTAGATAAAGATGTTTTATTCATATCTCTAATCTCATAATGTTCACCAGCGATCAAATTAATCTTTAGTTTACCACCAACTAATTGAATAGCTCTTGCATCCATAACAGTATCATCATCATGATTTTGTTTATATGAGATTTCAAATGTAATTTTCTCATTACTTTGTAGAAACTCTAAGTTTTTAACAAACTTTTTACCTTCTAAAATAACGATATCAAATGTATTTTCTAATTCATCTTTCATTTCAAATAAATCAGATGTTTTAAACATATAGTTTTTGAATGCTAAAACAGCAGCTTTACCTAAAACAGAATAGATTAAGATATCATCATTATCAATTTTTAGTTTTATTGTAGGTGATATTTTAGTTAGGTCTTCTAGTTTCTTCAAGAAGTCACCAAACTTTTCTGTTTTTACTTTAAATTTTATTTTATCCATTTTACAGATTTAATTTCTACATGATATATTATCAAAAATGAGTTTTGTTTATTAATATATAAATCATGATTAAAAAGTGGTTAGAATTTATTAATGAGGAATTTATAGACAATTCTGAAAGCTTAGTTGATGTTAAAATGCAAGAGTTATATGATTTAATTCAAAGTATTTCTGATGAGAGTGGACAGAATTTAATTTATGAATGGGAAAATAAAAATGATCATCAATTGGTTGTAAATTTTAAAAAAGATGATTTACAATTAAGATGGGAGTTTGATATTGATGATCTACAAATAAAAAAGTTCGCTGGTGATAGTTTAGACTTCGAAAGTGAAGTTGAATCGGTTGACGAAGGTCTTGATATGATTGAGAAAGATATACAAATGATACTAAATATATCTGAACGTGTTAAGGCTCAGAGATATAAAGGTCGTAAAATACCGGGTAAATACTTAACTAAAAATCCAGGTAAGATGAAAAAAGAGATTGATACTTTTAGAGGTAAAAAAGAATATAAAAAAGATTGGGATGCTGACTATACATCTGGTAAAGGTGGAGTTGGAAAAAGAGTAAAAACTAAAAAGTCGGCTGCTACAAAAGCCTACCAAAGAATGTTTGGTGATAAATAAAAAATAAAAAATAAAGATTATGAAATACTTAAAATTATTTGAAAACTTTGATGAGTCACAAAATGACGAATATTATGATGATGATGCTAGAACAACTGATGAAGTTGCTGAGAAATGGTATAAATTATTAGATAATGATTTCTTTCATGAGTTCTTAGAAGCTTATCCTACAAATGATGAGTTTATTGATAGATTAAACAATTATAAAAATATGATGGATGAGTCAGAAGCTGAAATCTACATGTTAGAAACTGAGTTTCCTAATTCTTTTCCAGGTGAAGACGATTGGAATGAGTTCTGTGATGAATTATGTAACGCTGGTTGGTAATTAAAAAATAAAATAAAGATTAATGAAATATTTAAAATTATTTGAAAACTTTGAATCTGAAGAAGAATTTAGTGATAGAAAAACTATGTTTGGTACTCGAATCAATCCTGAAGGAGATGAGTATTTTGACGATGAAGAAGAATATGATCCTTATTCTTATGAAGGATGTGGATGTTGTCCAGTGTGTACCGGTGAAAAAGACTGTGAGTGTGGATGTCCTGAGTGTAATTATCCAGACGAGTTAGAGGAATTAGAAGAATCTAAAAAATCAGGAGTTACTGCTTCTTTGAAAAAGAAATCAAAAGCCTCTGGAATACCAATGGGTATTTTAAGAAAAGTTTTTGCTAAAGGAATGCAAGCTTGGAATGCTGGTCATAGACCAGGTGTTGCTCAACATCAATGGGGAATGGGTAGAGTAAACTCATTTATTACGGGTGCTGGTGGTGCTCGTAAAGCCGATGCTGCGTTATGGGCTAAAGCAAAGGCGGCTAAAGCTAGAAAAAAGAAAAGAAAATAATGAAGAAGTTAAGTTATTTAAAAGAATTTAAAAACTTTAATCCACATCCAGAAGATAAATTTCCTTATCTAGATGATGTTAAATCTAATAATGATGAATTGGATAGAGAGGAAATGGAAGAGCCACTAGAAGTTATATCTGGTTTTGAAGATGATGATTTGGAAGAAATGGATGATACTGAATTGGAAAGAATGTATGCTGCTCTTGAAAAGGATGTAGAAAAAAGAAATAAATAAAAAAACCTCTCAAATGAGAGGTTTTTCTTTTAATTAAGCATTGTATTTAAAATTATGATTTTCTTCAATGTTTAATAAAGTATGATAAATCAACTTAATAACATTTTTAACATCATCTTTGTGACAAGTTTCAACCGTTGTGTGCATGTATTTCAATGGCATTGAAATCAATACTGATGGTACACCACCATTTGAGAATGCGAAAGCATCTGTATCGGTACCAGTTGATCTTGAAGAAGCCGCTAATTGGAAAGGAATTTCTTTTTTAGTTGCTACATCCAATACTAACTTTCTTAATTTGTTATGTACAGCTGGGGCTCTTGTAATAACACCACCTTTACCAGCTACATTTTCACCTTCTTTAGATGCGTTGTAACAAGGTGCTGATGTTTCGTGACAAACATCGGTGATGATTGCTACGTTTGGTTTAATAGTTTCTGTAATCATAGAAGCTCCACATAAACCAACTTCTTCTTGAACAGAGTTCACGATATAAAGTTTGAATGGTAATTCTTTACCCTTCTCTTTTAATCTACGAGCAACTTCAGCAATCATAAACCCACCAATACGGTTGTCTAATGCTCTACCTGTATAGTAGTCTTTTCCTAACTTCATAAACCCATCAGTGAATGTTGCTACTGTACCAATATTAATACCCATATCTAAAACATCTTGTTTAGAAGATGCACCAACATCGATGAAGATAGAATCTAAATCTACTTCTTTTTTACGATAAGAAATATGAATTGCTGGGTGTCCAAAAATACCTTCAACTGGACCATTATCACCCCATAGGGTAACTCTCATTGATGGTGCTATTTGAGAATCTGAACCACCATTTCTGATTACTTTGATGTAACCTTTAGAATCAATGTGTTTAACAAACCAACTGATTTCGTCGCAATGGCTTTCAATTACAACTTTGAAATCAGAATCCAAATTACCAGTAATACCATAAGCAGTTCCGTAGTTATCAATCTCTACTTTATCAACATATTTTGAGATATACTCCATCCATAATTTTTGTGTAGTTTTTTCACAACCATCGAGTTCATACTCAAAGCCAACAGGACCATTTGAATTTAGATAATCTTTTAAAAAATCTTCGTTTATTTTCATGTTTATATTTTAATTTATTTAACAAATATATACAAAAATGTTTAAAAATATACAAAAAGAGTAAAAATATTTTAATATATACATTATGAAAGCTAAAGAAATAATGGAGAAATATAAAATTACTAGAAATACATTGAGTAATTGGGTTAAAAGAGGATGGATAGAAGTTGAGATTTTACCATCCGGTAGATATATCTATCATGAGGTAAAAATTATTAAAAATAATGAGTGTTAAATTCGATAATAATGATTTTATAAGAGAATCTATAAAAATACATGGTGATAAATATGACTATTCTTTAGTTAATTATACTAAATCATCTGAAAAGATTATTATTAATTGTATGATACATAGACCTTTTGAACAAAGAGCATCTAATCATCTCAGAGGGCGAGGTTGTTATTTTTGTAAAAAATCTAAAAAATATGATTCTGATAAATTTATAGAACTATCTAAGAAAGTACATGGTGATAAATATTTATACAAAAATACAATATATACTGGATCTCATAAAAATGTTGTAATAACTTGTAGAATACACGGTGATTTTAACCAATCACCAACTAATCATCTAAGTGGTAAAGGTTGTTCTTTTTGTGCCACTGAAAAAAATAGATTAAGTCAAGACTATTTTATCGAAAGATGTAATTTGGTGCATAACTATAAATATGATTATAGTTTGGTTCGGTATAAAAATTTAAGGTCAAAAATATTAATAATTTGCAAACATCATGATTCATTTGAACAAAGAGCTAAAAATCATTTATTTGGTCAAGGTTGTCCGGAATGTGGTGATAATTTTGGTGTAAAGGAAAATAAATGGTTAGATTCTCTAAATATATCAGAGAGACAAGTTAGAATAGGTGAGTATATAGTTGATGGATATGATCCTGAAACTAAAACTGTTTATGAATTCAATGGTGATTTTTGGCATGGCAATCCAGATGTTTTTAAACAAAATGATTATAATAATGTTTTGAAAAAGACATTTGGTGAATTATATAAAAAAACATTAAATAAAGAAAATAATCTAGTTAAGATGGGTTTTAATATTATCTCTATTTGGGAAAATGATTTTAATAAACTATTTTTGTGAAAAAAATATATAATCAGTATGAAATTTCGATTAAAAAAAGATTGGTTTATCAATGATTTTTTAGACAAAGTTAAAATCTATGATAAAGGTCACATCTTCACACCAGATGAGTCGGGTAATTATCATATAACTGGGGTTAATGGATCAGATCATTTTATGACTTTTGATAATATGTTAAACTTAAAATCTGATGATGAATTGTTATTCGAGCCGGTTAACGATCAAGAGTTGAATTTAGTTGTTGAGGAAATGCCTATTAATGTTGATGATGAGGTAAAGAAGTGGAGAATCCAATTAGATGTTAATACATCATTAAATAAATTAAAAGAAATTAAAAAATTTTTAGAAGAAAATATACCTGACTTATTATGAGAATAAACGAAGCAAATGTAACCTATTCATCAATCGTTAAAATTGGTGAAGATGTCCAAAAGTTAGAAAACGAATCTGGACTTAAATATCTAAAACTCCACAGAGGTGTGATGGATGTTACAAACATAGATATTGAATCTGTTAATTTAAATCTAAACCTAAATAATCCAAAATTACAACAATACTCTGGTAATGATGGTTATCCTGATTTAATTCAAAAAGTAAAGTCTAAATTTAATTTAGATAAACATGAGGTTATTATAACACCTGGTGGAATGGCAGCTCTTGATTTGATTATAAATTCATTAGCTGAAGAAAATGTTTATATACCAAATTTTCATTGGGGATCTTGGAACAAGATATTAAAAACACATAATAAAAATATATTAACTTTTGATGATTTTGATTTAGACAAATTTAATCAGACTAATGGTATTGTTATGTTGTGCTATCCTTCAAATCCAACTGGTTATACACCAGACTTAGATACAATTAAAAGATTTTTAAATTGGTCAAAATCTCAAAATGTTACTGTTATTTTAGATTTACCTTATTATTACTTATTTAATAATCCAAATAATGGATTATCCGATTCGTTACATGATAATATTGTTGTTGTTAGTTCATTTTCAAAATCTGTTGGATTATCAGGTTATAGAGTTGGTTATTTAGCAACTAAAAATGAGAATTTGTATAAAACTTTAAAAATAAAAGCTTTATATAAATGGAATTCAACATCTGTTTTACCTCAGTATATTATTTCTAAGTTATTAGATAATGATAAAATCATAAATGAGTATCAAGAAATTACTAAAGATAATATTAAGAAAAATATTGATTATTTAGTAGGTCATAATCTTTTATTTGATGATTATACTAAATGTCCTATTGGTCCATTCGCGGTTATTAATTTAGCATATGAAAGATTATTAAGAAATAGAATTTCAAGTGTTCCTCTTAATAACTTCTCTTTGATAAAAAATCGAGTTTATGATAATTGTAGTAGAATATCTGTTGCTGTAGATCATAAAATATTCAAAGAATATTTTGATAAAATGTTATTAAATGAAAAAACCACTATTTAAAATAGTGGTTTTTTTTATCTACCTAAATAATTTAATAATTCAGTCATATTTTTTATTGTAAATCCAAAAGCTTCTAAGTTTTTAACTGTATCTCGTAGAAAGGTTATATAACTTTCAATTAATTCTAAACAACGATCATTTTCAGCTAAGTGAGCATCTATCAAGATGGCTTTTTCGCCCATATTTGTTTTGACACCAAAATTTGTTGCGTAAAAGATAAATTTATCTTGTCTTATTTTCTTTATTTTTGTAGTTTCTCTACTTCTCTTATTTAAAAAGTAGTTAATATTTTCATTTATCATTTGTTTAAATGATAATGAAATCGCTTGAGCATCTAATATTTCTTTAAAGTTAGTTGGATTTGAAATATCAATATTCAAAACTTTAAAAAGTGGTTCAACATTCTTATTCCATTCTGCTCTTTTTTCGTTAAAAAACTCTTCTAATTTATCGTTTGTTTCTCTTACTTTTTGAATTCTATCTAATTCTTCTTGGTTATAAAGATTCATCTCTATCATCTAATATTTTTTTCATTTTCCATTCTCTTATAATATCTTTTTTATAACAACTAGAAAATGTATCATCTATAATACTATCTATTTCAGAATTGAATTTATCTTTTAAATATTTATCTAAAATATCAACCCATTTATTTAAAAGTTCTATATCTTCCACAATATAGTTATTTCTTCTTTGTACTATAATACACTCATTTCTTAAATCAAAGTGAATTGTTAGTCCGTTATAACCACCAAAACCAAAAACTCCTTTCATTGAAGAAAAAGGACTTTGAGTATTTAAGTTATTTGTATCTTCTGGTTCTTGATCTGGGTGAAACTTGATGTAAAAGTTTTTATGTCCATATTTTTTATCAATTGTTATCTCAACTCGTTCATCATCTTTTCTTTCAAAGAGAAATTCTATCAAATCACTAATCTTTTCCATCTTTTAATAATTTATTTAATTTAAAATCTCTAACATATTCTCTAAGATCTAAATCGGTTGGTGTTTTAAACTCAATTGAATTGAGTATTATATTCATAGACTCAGATATTTTATCAATTTCTTCCATTATATCATATTTAAATGATTCTGTTGATTTTGATAGCTCGTAAAATTGAATATATCTTTCTAAAAGATACTCAATATATATTTTTATTTCTTCAGTTTTATCCATAAGTATTTTATATGGATGTTTGTCAAATGTTTTTTGTGATAATAAAAAAACCCTCATTTCGAGGGTTTTTATTATTTAATATCTGTTGATTCGATTAGTGTGTATGAGAACTTATTCCCATGTATTTTAGACGCTTTTTTACAGATAGACATAAATACGTCAAAATCTTTAACTCTCTTAAATACTTGACATCCTTCTGACCAATTTTCTACCCAAGTTGAGTCTAATCCTGATTTGTGAATATTTATTCCGAAAATTCCTTCATCTACAACCTTTTCTTCAAAAATAAGATCTTTATTAGCATCTCTCCAAACTTTAACATTTCCATTTCTTTGACATAATGCATCATATTTACCTTGGTGTTTTGCAATTGACCAAACACTTCTATATTGATTAGGAATAAGTCTAGCAACACCTTTTTTATTATGAAATTGTTGAACTCCTTTTTTACCTGGATCTGTTGTTGCATTCCAAATGAAAAATTTCCAAACTCCATTTTCTTTGTATGAAATTGTAAGAAAATCATCAAATACATTTGTTACTTTATCAGCTACTGAAGGTGCGTTGTTTCTAACACCAACTATATTCACATCAAATCCTTTGTTTGAACTATCTTCAAACCAAACATATCCTTTTGCTTTTACAGCTGCTTCTATTTGTTCTCTTGTGTACATATTTTAAATTATTTTTTACATTGGTGGTTCACCTTGTGTAGTCCAATCACCTCTAAAATTTTTAGCCGTTCTATCATGAACTGTGTGTGATGATTCTGGTCCACCTAATAATGGTTTTTCCTCAGCAGATTTTGGTGACTCATGTCCAGCTAAAAAATTGAAAACTTCTTCAACATCATCTTTGGAAGTTGCGATGTGATCTAAAGCCCAGTTATGTTCAGAAAGAATTGCGTCTAATTCTGTTTCATCCATTTCTAACATCTCATCAACCAATCTTTTGATTGTTTGAAGATTTCCAAAGAACATATAGTTATTAGTTTCTTTATGTTCTTTAAGACTTCTTAAAGTTTTAGCTAATTCTAATCTTCTTTTTTTAGTAGCATCCTTTTTACCAAGTTGTGTACCTGGTTTTTCTTTATCTTTATCCTTAGCTTTAAGCTTTTTCAATTCTGAATCAATTTCAGATTTAGTCAATTTATCATCTTCTCCTTTACCTAAAGATTTTTTTAAAGCTCCTGGATTTTTAATCGCATCTTTAATCCATTTTTTCTCTTCGTTGAATGAATCAAAACTCTTAATATTACCCATATTTTATTTTATTTTTTTTATATATTAATTTTGATATTTAAAAAAATGTATTATATTTGTAAAACATCTTCTAAAAACAAAGTTATGAACGTATATAAAATCAACACCGGTTTAACACAAGATCAAATTGATAAATTAAATGATTCTTTAGATAGTTCTGATATGACATTAATTGAAACTTTGGAAGACCAAGTTTTAAACGTGGATGTTGTAGAAAATGGTTTAGTTTCATCTTACATGATTTGTAGTGAAAGAGTTTTGGAGGCAGTTTGTTCTTTGTTTTATAAATATGAAGTGAAATTTAAAGTACAAGATATTACAAAGTTGTTTTTATATGGTCAAGTTAGTATTGAAGATGATGATTTTCAAAAATACTTAACAGAAAATTTAGATATCGATACTATCCTAGATAAAATTAATGAAGTTGGAATTAACTCTTTATCTTCTTTAGATAAAGAAATTTTATCAAAATAAAAAAGAGATACAATTTGTATCTCTTTTTTAATGTTTTTTCAGTTTCTAGCTTCCAGAACCAAATGTGTGTCCGCTCATCCCAGCAGAACCCCATTTAATTGAACTTTCTGGTCTATAAGCTAAATCAGCTGGAAATTTTCTTGAAGATAAACCAGGTAATCCTTTATATCCATCAGCTTTAGCATCAGCCCAAAATTTATCTAAAACTTCTGGTGTTGGTTTATTAACAGCGCCTTTTCTTGACCATGCTTTTAACATTTTATCTAACTCACCTTGAAGTTTAGCTTTTTTAGATTCTTCTCTTTCTCCTTTTGAAAGTCCAAAAATCTCTTCGTTCACTGAATAATTTTCAAATGTTTTTAAATGTTTCATTTTTATTATTAGTTTTTTTTTTATTATTTATATATTAATATAAAAAAATCATTTTTATAACTTTTTATCAAATAAATAAAGATCATAAATTGAATTTCCTTTTACGTTTTTAATACTTTTTAAAACTTGTCCTGTTATAGAGTCCATTACTTTAAAATTACCTAACTCTTCACCTTTATCAGTTTTAACTTTAACAGTGTTTCCTGGTTGACCCATAGCACCTAAAACAGCAATAAACTTATTCCCATAGATACTTTTTAGGAACGATAATCTAAGAGTTGATTGATCTTTTGTATTCTTGATATATTCATTTTCCATTGCTTTAGTTAAATCTAATTGAGTATCTGTATTCTTTACTATAATAGACGCAAAAGTTCTTTCTGGTGTACCCAAGCTCACTTCCTCTCTGTTTACAATTTTGTTTTGGTTAACAAGATTTTGTTGGTTTCTTCTAATTTCATTAAAGTCAGCTCTTGCTATAATACCACCTCTCATTCCTTTATCGTACATATTATAACCAGCTGGTGCTAATCTATAAAATGAACCTGTAAAAGTCATTGACAAAATTCTATCTGTTCTAAAAAGTCTCCAAATTTTATTTATATGTCTATTATTTGAAACAGACCATCCATTTAAATGCCATGCTCTTAATAATGTTTTTCCTTTTGACGAACGACCTAAAACCATTCCATATATAACTCTCTCATGGCCGGCGAAATGTGTATCTTCTTCACCTTTATAGTTTATTAAAAATATCATACCATATTTAATAGCTTTTATCATAACATCATCTGAGTATTTAATAGGCTCATTAATAGGTATATTAGCTATATCTTTAACATTCTTTAGTGAAAATCTAGGAATGAATTCATTATCCTCAATAAGATTGTAATTTTCCCTAACTACAAATTCTACTGGTTTCAAGTTGAAGAAGTCTCTAGTTTGTTTTAAATTCATAATATTTATATATTTTATTATCGGTGTTATTTATATACTTCATTAAATTTGTTATTCTGATTTTTTTTTCTTTTAATACGTGTAATAGATTTTTGTAAATTATACCGTCTATATTTATTTTTTTATTCAAAAGTTTTAAATATTCTCCAAAATTATCTTCTATCTTTTTTGTATATTCATTTATGTTAGTATGATTTTTATATCTATAAAGAAATCCACCTGTATGAAATCTATCTCCCATGCAAACTGAGTTTATCCTAGATAGTGTGGTTTTATTGTCAATTGCAGCATCTGTAACCGATTTATATTCTTTCATATTATTGTTATAATCTATTCTTATAACTGGGTATTCCTTCTTATCTCTTTTTCTCTTTTCAAAAGCATCTCCTTTATATAAAAAAATAAAATTACTTTTATGTAACTTTATTCTACCTGAACATATTTGACTAATTGTTTGTGGTTGTATATTATTTCTTTCACCAGCTTCACCAACTGATTTATATTCTTCAATATAATTACCATCTAAATCATATTTAACAACTGGTTTATATAATTTTTCTAAATAGTCTTCTTGATGTTTATAACCAATATATGTTTCACCACCAGGTGAATAATTTGTTAGAGGTCCTTCATTTTTACAAAGCCTACCTATTAATTTTATTAATTCCTTTTCTATTTTTAAAGACTCTTCATTACTTATATTATCTATTATTTTAAGTAATATAGGATCATGTCCAGATGTTCTAATACTTTTAATCTTATTTAATTTTATAGGGTTTCTATTTTCATTTTTAAGGTGTCTAAGTATTCTTGATTTTGTTCCCTTTCCTATGTAAAATGGCTCATGATCAAATTTATAATCATCATATTCATATTTTCCTGGTTTTCTTGGATCTAAATAAGCATATACATAATAAACATTCATAATGTATATATTAAATAATGATTTTATATTTTAATATATATAACAAAAAATAGCCTATAATTATGTCTATAAATAATAGAGAAGATGCTAATAAATATTATCAACAAATAAATGAGTTGATTGATGATTACATGGATAAGTGGAAGATAAGACCTTCTAACTTAAAAAGATATTTACAACCCGGTTCAGAAAGATTTACAAAATTTCTACACAGAAATAACTTAAAAGAAGTAAATGGTATTGATAGAGTTTTATCAGATGTTATTGAAGATCGAGTAAATATGGAATCAGATGGTGTTTTAACATTTGAAAGTTTCAAATATTTTGAATCTAATGAGTTTAAAACAGCTAGTTTAAAGGAATGCTTATACAAGGGTATTGAGAAGGCTGATATCAACTTAGAAAAGACTTTAGCTGATGTTTTTGATACAAATTTGGGTTCAATTGATGTTGTTGATTCTGATAAACATATTTTCAAAATAAATGATTGGAATAATAGTGATGTGAATGTTCTTATTTACTCAAAAGAAGATTTAGATATCATTAAAAATAATATGGTTGATTTCTTATTTGAAGAACTTAAAACTAAAAATATTTTATTAGGTGGACTTGTTGAACTTTCTTTGAGTAGTATTACTAGTGATGTTGGTTATATAAGATTTGAAATCGGTAAGCAATTAAAATTAGTAGAAGCTATTGATTTTCTATTAGAAATGGAACATTATGAATCATTTAATGGATATGAAATCTGGATTGAGAAAAAGGCAACTTTAGAAGATTATCAATAAAAACATGTAACATCATGATATATAATAACTATAATTTGGTTTTTTACTTGAATATATAAGAAAATTAATTAATTATTATGTTACTTAAATTAGGTTCAAATGGTGAAGATGTTAAAAAACTTCAAACAAAATTAGGTTTAAAACCTGATGGAGACTTTGGTAAAAATACCGAAACTGCTGTTAAGAAATGGCAAAAAGATAATGGTCTTAAAGATGATGGTGTTGTAGGTGATGTAACTTGGAGTAAATTATTTCCAACTACTCAAACTTCCACTGTTACTCATCCTGTATTAAAGTTAGAAAAATTAAAAGGTATTATTCCTGATAATGTAATTTCTCAGATACCAGATACTGCTGCTAGATTTAATATAACTACAAATTTAAGATTAGCTCATTTTCTTTCACAATGTGCTCATGAGAGTGGTAATTTTAAATGGGTTGTGGAGTTTGCTTCAGGGAAGGCATATGAAGGAAGAAAAGATTTGGGTAATACTCAACCAGGTGATGGTGTTAAATTTAAAGGAAGAGGATATATACAATTAACGGGTAGAGCAAATTATGATAAGTTTTCTAAGTTTGTTAATGAAGATTGTGTTTCTAATCCTGATTTAGTATCTACTAAATATCCTATGCTTTCAGCAGCTTATTTCTTTGATAAAAATAATCTATGGAAAATATGTGATTTAGGTTCAACTGATGATGTTGTTGAAAAGGTTAGTAGAAGAGTTAACGGAGGTCTGAATGGTTATATTGATAGGTTAGAAAAGTTCATTAATATTTGGAATGTCTTGAAGTAGTCTATCTAAAAGTCCAAAAAAAGGTTATTCACATTTAATATATAATATATGGATAAAAGAAGTGAACAGTTGGAAAAAATAATTGATATTTTTAGATTGAAGGGTTTTAGTAAAAGTGATTTTAATGACTATGAAAATACAAAATCTTATATATCTTTCATTTGTGATAATGGACATGAGTGTTTAACACAAGCTAGAAATATACTATATAGTAATGTTGGTTGTAAAACATGTCAATATGAAAAAAGAAAATCTATTTTAAATATAGATCTAAAAGATACTGAATTTAAAATATGTAATTCTTGTTTTGAAAATAAAAGTAGATCTTGTTATGGTAAATTAAAAAGTAGCGAGGATGGTCTAAGAAATACTTGTAAATTATGTAGAAGAAAAAAAACACTATCAGAAGATATAGATGTAAAAAAAGTAAGAGAAGAGAGATCACTAAAATATTTTAGAGAAAAACCATTTCGTGTTTTAATTAGTAGATGTAAAAGTAATCATAATAAAAAAGGAATGATTGATTTTAATATAACTGAAGATTATTTAAAGGATTTATATTATAAACAGAATTGTGAATGTTATTGGTCTGGTATAAAATTACCAATTGATAATATTGGATTAGGTGATTTGAATTCAATTTCAATTGATAGGTTGGATTGTAACTTAGGGTATATTATAGGTAATGTAGTAATATCTAGTAAATTTTATAACATTGGTAGAGGTAATATGGGAGCTGATGAATTTAAAAAATTTTTAATAGATAATGATATAAAAATATCACATAAATTAAAATAAAAAAAACCCTACTTTAGAGTAGGGTTTTTAGTTTGGTTAAAACTACATAATCTTTGTAGTCATTTCCTTTAGTTATGAAAAATCTGAAAGAGTTAAAAAACATCCATTTTGTGTTTCATTTCTCTTATACAAATATACAAATAATATTTATATTACCAAAAAAATTAATCAATTATTTTATTTATTTTCCAATCTCTTAAAAATGAGGTATAACAACTTAGAAAATCCTCACTATTTCTAATCATAGAGATTAACTGTATTTGATAATCTAATGGATCTGAATTAAAGTTATATTTTACTTTTTTATCACCATATTCGAATATAACACATCTTTCTTCTATTTTTATGTGATTATATAAAAATGATGTTTTCTTCAGCATTTCTATCTCTTCTTTATTGTTGAAATTTTCATCCCAATCACCATTCATTATTTTATTGAGATTTTCTTTTATGTATATGTCGGTATCGTTTAGTATCATGATAGTATATCATTGATTTTTTTATCTCTTATAAGTTCTTTATATTTATTTTCATCTATAACCTTTTTAAAAAATGTATAAATACCTTCTTTTGAAAAGATACCATTATATGTGTGATTATAAAATTCTTTATGACAACTTATATTTATAATAAGATTTGGTTTAATTCTTAAAATTATATTAATATCTTGATCTTTTAAATGAAATGATTGTTCAAACTCTGGTCCTAAGTTTGAGAAACCTGGTTCAAATCCTAAATCTTTAAAGAAACTTAAAACTCTATCATAACGATTATATCTACCTACTGTTTTTGTTTCTGTGTCATAGTAAGCAAATCTTGATGGCATTTCATTATATTCATTCTCAGAACCTATATAAAATTTATCACCATCATCTAGTATATCATCAAGTGTTATGTCTCTTTTTTCCTCAGTTGATAGATTTGATTTGTTTTTATCTATAACATTTTTTATATGTTTATCGAAGATAAAATATACTATACCATTTTCTTCTGATAGTTTTTCACATTCATCAATTAGACTTTGTGGTATTTCAGATCTTTCATATTTAAAAGTAGATAAATCTTCAACATGACCTGTTGGTTTTGAACCGTCGTTTATTTCAATACCTGTTGTTCCATCGGGTAATGTAACAGTGTTTATTTGTATTTGATTACTCATTTAGATAAATAATTTTTTTCATGATCAAATCTTTTGGAATTATATTCTTTTAAGAATTGACATTTCTCATACTCTTCTCTTAATAGAAAGTATTCTATCATTTCTTTTATGAAATCTTGAGTATAAGGTTGGAAATTTTCATCAAAATGTTTACCTTCAAAAATTCGTTTATAACTATTGTTAATTAAATAGTCAAAACTTTTTAATACTAAGCTCATGATTATTTATTTAAATTATCAAGGAAATCTTTTTCTTCTTTTGTTATGGAATTTATTCCATGTTTAGAAATTTTATCTAAGATTGAATCAACATCAAACTTTTTATTATTTTCTTCAACTATATCATTTATAGTATTTTTATTTAAATCAAGATCTATATTTAGAGAGTTAGGATCGGATTTAAGTATATCTTGAATATCCTGCATTCTCTTATTAAACTCTTCTTTTGAAATTGTCATACCCATGATATTTACAACATCATTTATTTGGTTACTAAACTCTCTATTAATTTCAATAAGTAAGTCTGATTTTATATTATTATCTAAACTATCAGATGTATAAATACAGTTATTATCTTTGAATATACAAACAATTTGTTTATCCATCAAATAGACTATGTTTACAACATCTAAATTTTGAATTTTGGTGTCAAACATAACTGTATGGTTAACTCTACTAACAAATACAGTTTTTTTGTTTTTAATATTACTTAATACCTCTTTAAATTTAGAGTTTATCTCATTGATGATTTTTTTATTTTTAGCTTTTTCTTTCACTTGTAAAGCTATGTGATAAGTAACAAATCCCCAAATAATTCCTAAAATAAACGTAGTTGTTGCCATATTTTATATATTATAAATATTTTTTCTAATTTTTACTAATAGTTCATTTACAAATGTTTTATCAACTTTATCGGGTAAAGTTGAGTTTTTGAATAGTTCATCAATCTCTTTAATCTCATTCTCAACATCATCAATTAAAGTTTGAAGATCAACTTTACCTCTTCTGATATTGAGTAATTCTTCAGCATCTGGTCTTCTAACAATAATACCAAGACCTTCAGCAATCTCTCTACTCATTTGAGTTAGACGCTTACAATGCATCATGTTTTTACCATCAATTTTTTGACCATGAGATTCAACATCTACCCATCTTTGAGTATTTCTATTCTCTAACCATTCTTCATATTCTTTGTATTCTCTACAATGTTGTGAATAACCATCTTTATTATAAATAATGTTACAGATCGGTGTTTCGCCTTTAGGAATTGAAGAAAGTCTAAGTTGATTTGACTCTGATAAATTATCACCTTCACCAACTTTAATAAGACCTTTATATCCTAAAGCAAGTGGTTTTGATTTTAATTCACCATTTTCATCTTTATAAAGTCTGGATTCGAACATATAACTTCTCATTCTACTTGTTAGTTTAGTTGAGAAAAGAGATCGAGCTTCATCATCATAATAAACTGCGTAAACATCTCTGGCGTTCGGTACATTACATACACCACAGAATTTTTCTTCATATCCTTTAGTTTCATTCCAAACTTTCCAAGGAATAGATTTCTCACCTTCGATTACATAAACAAAGTCAAGTACATCTTTACGAGTAACTCTATCTCTTTCCCAGTTTTGTTTTTTATTTTGACCTTTTGCTTTTTGAATTTGTTGAACTGCGTATCCACCAAAAGATTTAGCACATATTTTAGTAATAAACTTATCTTTATTATTTAATATTTCATCAAAGATGGGATCTTTATAAACAATACAATCTTCTGGTGTATTAAGTAGTTCTAATACAGTTGGATTATTACTTTCTAATAGTTGAAGAAATCTTCTAATTTCATAGATAACAATATCATTTTTATCATCATTGATTTGTTCAACGTAATTAAAACCTAAAATATCTTCCATGGATTGTATAAAGACACCTGAGAAATCGGTATCCGAAGTTTCAATATTTGTTCCATATGCGTGAGATCCTCTAATAACTAAGAGTAAAGGTTTAGCACCTGGTGATTTTTCTTGTATTAAATTTAATAGTTCTTGTTTCATAATTCTTAATTATCTACAAATATAGATAAAGTTTTTAAAAAAATCAAAATAAAGTATTAAGAAATTAATATATAACAAAAAAGAATAATTATATGGCAGGAACTTCAAGTTATGTAAATCCTCCTATTTCAGCTGATTATAGGTTCACAGTAGAAGAATTACTAACTGTGTTACCTGATAACGCTGCTAATTTAATTGACGCTAAAGATGTTAGAGATTCTGTTTGGACTCTTTGGAATAGAATTGATGATATTGAAATAACAGCTTCTCAATCATTAACAACAAATACAGATTATATTAGAGCTACTCCAACTCAAATAGCTGTTGGTGGTGCTTCTATTGGAAGTACATTTTCAGGTACAATTCAAGATGCTTTGGATAAAATTTTATATCCTTATGTTGCTCAAACTCATGTTTTTTCAGCTTCGAGTGCGTCAAGACAATTTGGATCATCTACTTCTGTTACTTTAAGTTGGACAGTTATTAAAAATAGTAACTCAATTACGTCAATAACTGTTGATGGTACAAGTGTTTCACCAACCGGTGCTAGTCAATCTGGTACAAAAGCTACTACAGCTACACACAGTTCATCACCAAGTGGAGTTAGTCAAGTTCAATTGTTTACTTTCTCTACATCTGATGGTACCACAACATTGAGTACTACTGCTTCAGTTACTTGGTCTAATAAGAGATATTGGGGATTTATTGATTTAACTTCTTGTGTACCATCAAATCCAGATTTAACACTTACTCCTGGTTCAAGTGCTGCTGTTGGTTCATTTATCACAGATGCTAAAGTTAAAGGTCTTACTGGTGCTGGTGTTGGTAGTGGTAGTGAATTAGCTACAAGTTTATCAAGAACTTTTACTAATATGGATGGTTCGGGATATTATTTATGTTTTGCATGGCCTACTTTATTTGGTACTCCAACATTTGTTGTTGGTGGTTTTACCAATACAGCATTTACAAAAGTTAGATCTAATAGTACATTTTCAAATGATTATGGGTTTAGTGGAACGAATTATGATGTTTGGATAAGTAATACTGCTTATAATTCATCTACAACAATAGTTATAAGTTAAAATTAAGAAAATAATATGAGTAAAAATACAGGTACATTAGTAGGAGCGGCAATTAGACCGATAGATTCAAACGACTTAATTTCTACTGCGTATGAAAATGAGATTAGAGGTGGTCATCATGGTTATGAGACTTTATCAGAAAGAAATTCAATTATTATACAAAGAAGAAGTTGGGGTATGTTATGTACTGTTTATAATGATGGTTCTAATAATGGTACTTACCAATTAAAATATGGTTATAGTAGTACTACAATAACTGATAATAGTAATTGGATTTTATTTAGTGGTGGTTCAGGTGCGGCTGGTAGTGAGTATTGGTTAGATCCTGTTATATCAGTATCTACATCTGAGCCAGGTTCTCCGTCAAATGGAGATAGATATATTGCTGGTTTAGATAATACGGCTACTTTGAGTGGTTCTAATTGGTCATCATATACTGGTGGTTATATTGTTACTTGGAATAATACTTTATCTGATTGGGATAAAACATCTCCAAAAAATGGATATACATTAAGAGTTCAGAATGAAGATGACTCTCTTTATAGATATGAAGGTACTTATTCAAGTGGTAAGTGGGTTAAAGAGTATGTTAATCAAGTAATGAGTTTAACAGCTAGTACATCAAATGGATACACATATACTTCAACATCTTTGCCTAATTTATTCTCATATAATACAAATCAAGTATATCTAACTAGGTTTTCAGCTACTAACTCTGGTACATCATCTGTTACTTTAAATATAAATAGTTTAGGTGCCAAATCTATTAAAAAACAAACATCTAATGGATTGGATGATTTATTAGTTAGTGAGTTAAATCCTAATATAACATATACATTGATGTATGATGGTACTTACTTTAGATTAAATAAACCTTTTAGTAATGCTCCATTTGATATAAAATGGAGAATTAGAAGTAATGAGATTGTTCAAGTTCCTGATTATAATGAATATTTAATTTATGGTGATTTAACTGTTGAAGGTAGATTGGATATTGATACTTATGGTAAAGTTGTTATATTGGATGGTGGATTGATATTAAATGGTGGTACTGTATCAAATTCTGGTAATGTTCAATTGGTTGATTTGGCTTTAGGTCCTAATAGTGGTGGTGGAACAAGTTCTATTACTAAGTTTACAACACTTCAATCTATGAGTGCCGGTGTTACATATTCCATAACACATGGTTTATCTACACCTGCTATTATAGTTAATACTTGGGATGAAACAACTGGTGAGCAGTTAAATTTAAGTGTTGCTAAAACATCAAATGATGCTATAGATATTAATTCTGTTAACACGATATCTTCAGTTAGAATTGTAGTTATGGGATAAAAATAAAAATCCTCTATGAAAATAGAGGATTTTTTTTATTTTGATAATATTCTTTCTATATTTTTTAATGAAAAAGAAGGATTTGGTATTGGTTTTCCACCATCCTTTAGATAATTATTATATAGTTCATTATAGTCATCCTCTGTGTAGAATTTACTATCTAAATCACAAAAAATTACATTTGTATCACTTGATGATATTGTTTTATTTTGTAGTCTGGTTTCTCCATAAGCTGGTCCAACCGGTCCAACTAATTCTGTTCCTGACACTTCTTCTTTAATAAATTCTTTAAATCTTTTAATCATTATCATCTTCTATTTTTTCAAAATATTCATCTTGTTCTTGTAAAGAATATTCATCCTTCTTAGTGTTATATATTAAATTATAAAGATATTTATCTTCTAATGTAAATGTTTCATCACCTTTTAGAAATAAAACACACTCATCATCTTCAAAATCATTTTCTACGTTTATAATTCTAAGACCAATTTTACCATCTCTATCATGTAGATCACAGATTACTTTTTTATTTTTATCTAAGAGATCTTTTATTCTACTATATGTTGAATTTTTAGAAAGAAACATAAAGTCTTTCATGTCTTCCTCTCTCGTATCTTGGTATAGATTTAGGAAACTAATCTCTTTATCAGATAGTTTTTTTTTACTATTGATTTTATCCAAAATCCTATTAAGTTCTATTTCTTTAATAGACTCACCTAATAAGTAATACTTAATCAGTTTTTTAATTTTCATATTCTTTGCCTCCATTATTATATATTAAAGACGAGTTTTAATTTTATATATAGTATAAGTAAAATTTATATAAAATAATGGATCAAAAGTTATGTAAAAAGTGCGATACTAAGAAGCCTTTGAACTTTTTCAATAAGGATAAATCAAAAAAAGATGGTTATAGGAATTCTTGTAAAGAGTGTCAAAAAGATTATAGTAGAAACTTTTATATTAAAAATAAAGAAAGTATATGTGAGTCTAGTAATGAATATTATAAAAGTATTTGCAATAATATTAATTATAAAACTAATAGAAGTGAATATATGAATATTTATAAAATTGAAAATAGTGAAAAAATAAAAAAATATAATAGAGAGTATAATTTATTGAATAAAGAGGAAATCTCTATTTCCAAACGAATATATCGAGAGAATAATAAAGAGAAAATAAAAAAATATAAATCTGATAATAGAGATATGATAAATAGTAGAGCTATCAATTATTATCATAATAGGATTAAGAAAGATGAAGTTTATCATCTTTCGTATAGAATTAGAAGTTTAGTGAGTATATCTATTAAAAAAAGAGGGTATTCTAAAAAATCAAAAACAAATGAGATATTAGGATGTTCTTTTGAAGAGTTCAAGACTTACTTAGAATCTAAATTTGAAGATTGGATGACTTGGGATAACAAGGGATTGTATAATGGTGAATTAAATTATGGATGGGATATTGATCATATTATACCAATCTCAAGTGCTGAGACGGAAGAGGATGTTATTAAATTAAATCATTATACAAATTTACAACCACTTTGTTCTTTTGTTAATAGGGTTATAAAAAGAGATAATATGTCATGGATCAACGTTTATTAGACGCACTGAATAATTTATCATTCGCCTTAGAAGAAATATCTGATGCTCTTAAAGATAAGAAAGGATCAAAATCCGATACAACTGCTGCTTTGCAGTCTGGTAATTTTTCTAAAACAATTAATGAAATTAATGTTGGTATTAAATCTATTAAAAAGGATACTGAAAAGATATTAAAACAACAAAAAACTATTTTAGAGTTATCTAAAAAGAAGCAAGCTGATAAAAAGATGGATGCTTTTGATGGTGATGATGATAAAAAACAAGGTTCTATTAAAAAAGGTGTAACTTCTATTTTATTAATCGCTGCTGGTGTTTTAGCGATAGGATTGGCATTTAAATTAGTTGGTAAAGTTGACTTTTTCTCTGTTATTGCATTAGGTATTGGTATTTATGCTGTTTCTGTCGCATTTGATAAGATTGGTAGGCTAAAAGATTTAAGTTATAGAAAAGTATTTATGATATCATCTGTTATGCCTTTAATGGGTATGGGTATTTGGTTGGCATCTAAATTTTTAGCAAGAGTTTCTCCGATGAGTATTGGTCAGATTGTAACATCAATTGGTGTTGCTACTGCATTTTATTTTATAGCACCTGTTATAACATCTATGATGGATGCGATGATGAATACAAAAGAAGTAACATTACCTGGTGGTAAGAAAATTAAAACTTCTAAGTTTGATTTCGGAAGACTTAAAGCAACAATTGTCGCTCTACCTATTTTAATGGTTGCTATGGCTCTGGGTATCACTGCTTCATCTTGGATATTATCTAAAGTTAAACCAATGGGTCTTGGCCAGATTATAACAGCTATTGCTATATCTGGTATGTTTGCTATTGCTGCTATGGGTATTAAAGGATTAATACAAGCGTTGACTGAGGAAAATGAGGTTAAGGGTAAGAATGGCTTTAAGACTAAATCCATGGATATGAGTAAATTATCAAAGATTGCTGTATTCTTACCTATTGTAATGTTAGCTATTGCAGTTGGTATTACTTTATCATCATATGTTTTGCAATTGATTAAACCTATAACTTTAGGAAAAGCAATAACCGCTATTTTAATAGCTGGTATGTTTGCTGTTGTATCTTGGGGTATTGGTACTATGTTGACTGCTTTATCTAAAATAAAGGGTGCTGATATTGCCAAATCAGCTATGTTGTTACCTCTTCTTTTGCCAGCAATGGCTTTAGCTATCGCTGCTTCATCTTGGGTATTAGCACTGGTCAACCCTATTAGTCTAGCTCAATTTTTAACATCACTTGCAATTTCAATTTTATTTATAGCATTTAGTGTTACTTTATTAGTTTTAGCAAAAGCTAATGTTTTTGGAAAAATTGGTTTAAAAGATATAGTTAAAATTCCAGCGATGTTTGTCGCTTTATCTTTAGCTATAATGTTATCATCTTGGATATTATCAGCTTCTGCTGAAATAACATTTGGTAGATCTCTTGAGATACTAGCTTTTTCTGTTGTTTTATGTATTGCGGTTATAGTGGTTGCGTTAACAGCCTTATTAGTTACTAAAATAGGTGATGTTAAAATGTATGCTAAAGCTGGTATATCAATATCAATATTAGCAGCAACTATTATGTTGGCTTCTTTACTTATAGATAAGGGTACATATAAAAAATATCCTGGTTGGAAGTGGTCTTTATCGGTTGGATTATCACTTGTTATTTTTGGTGGTGTTTCATGGGCTCTTATGAAAATTGGTAGTGTTACAACTTATATAAAAGGAGCGGTTGCTATTTTAGTTGTCGCTGCTACAATTATGGCGACTTCACATATATTAAATCTTGGTAAATATACAAAGTATCCAAGTGTTAAGTGGGCTATTGGTGTTGGTCTCTCATTAGCTATATTTGGAGCTGGCGCGGTTTTATTGGGAACTCAAGTATTGAATCCATTTTTCTATGGTGGTCTTGGTGCTGTTTTATTGGTTGCTGGTGTTGTGGTTGCTGCTTCACATCTTTTAGCGTTGGGTAATTATAAAAAATATCCAACTGTTGCTTGGGGTGCTGGTGTTGGACTGGCTTTGGGAGCTTTTGGAGCTGGTGCGGTTTTATTGGGAACTCAGGTATTGAATCCATTCTTCTATGCTGGATTAGGTGAAATATTACTAGTTGCTGGTACAATAGTGACTGCTTCACATATTTTAAATAAAGGAAATTATAAAAAATATCCAACTGTTGCTTGGTCTGGTGGTGTTGGACTTGCATTAGCTGGATTTGGTCTTGGTGCGGTTCTATTAGGTTTTAATGTATTAAATCCTTTCTTCGGTAGTGGTCTTAAAATGATTAAGAAAGTTGCACAAACAATAGTTGATGTTTCTCATATTCTTACTAAAGGTGCTTGGAATAAATATCCTGATATTAAATGGGCTATGGGTATATCAAATTTATTCAAACATATGGATCCTGCTTTTGATATTATATCTAAATATGATGGATTCATGAGTAGTTTTGATGATGTTATTAAGAATATGATGAAGATTGGTAAAGGTATGGTCAAATTGGCTGGATTATTTGCTAATTCTGCTTCTTGGAAATACCCACCATTATCTTGGTCTGAAGGAGTTGCCAAAAATATTGTTGGTTTTGTTAATTTATCAAATTATATTTCTAATAAGCTTGATTTCTTCGCAGAAGATAATATTAGAGATTTAGTTATTGAAATGGCTATTACTGCGAAAATTATCAAAAATAACAAATCTAATTTCTCAGCAGTTATACCTGCTAATTTTATGAAAAATGTTGCTTCTAATATTTTATCATACGCTTTGTTATCAAGACAATTAGATGCAATTTTAACAATTGATGAAAAGAAATCTATTGGAAATGGAGTATTGGGTAGTTTTGAATATAAAACTAAGAGAGCTGTTGATTTATCAAATATTAATAGAATTGCTCATCAAATGGCTATTACTGCGAGAATTATATCATCATCTTCTAAATATATGAAGGATACTATAAATCCTAATTATATGAAGAGTGTTTCTTCTAATATATTATATTATGCTGCTTTATCAAGAAAGTTAAGTAAAGAACAATCACTTGGTGGACTAATTAAAAATGCTGTGTTTGGTGATCCTATATCTAATGTAGCAAATGGTATGGTTAAATTGGCTAAAGCTTATGATAAATTATCTGTTTCTATTAAAAAGTTAGGCGGTGCTATGAAGACATTAGATTCTAAAAAGTTAAAAGAGTTTAATAACCTAACCGCTAATGTTGCTGTTTTATCAGCTTTAAATAGTAGTATGTTTGATAACATGTTACAAGTTCTTGAATCAAGATCTAGTGTATTTTCTAAATTATTGAAAGAGCAATCTGGTGTTAAAGGTGTTGAGTCTTCAAGAAGACCTCAGGTTGGAGCAGGTAAAAGTGTTGATAAGTCAAAAGAGAAAAAGGGTAAACATGGTGATTTGAACAGACAAATGGATATACTTATTGAGTTAATGGCTGGTCTTATCAAAACTGTTGGTGATGGATCTACTTTAGATAATGTTCTAAAAAGATCACTTTCTTCTAAAGGTAAGAAAAAAGAGAAAGAATAAAAACTTTTAAATATTATAAGATATAAAAAACATGAAAAAGATATCATTTTTTAAACGCTATCAATTATTTAGAGCCTTCAAAAAGGCTATTAAAGAGAATAGAAATGAATTAGAACAAAAATTTGGTGTTAGAGTTGATAGAGCTTATAGATTATACACTATTTTAAATATTCCAGAGGAATTGATTGGGGAAGCCTTCACACTTAGAAAATCTGATATTGATAGGATTTCCGAACCTTTGATTAGAGAATACACCTCTGAGTTATCTAACTATTTAAACTCTATTGGATTGAGTGAGATTTATGACTTCTATGAGTTGAGAAAAGAAGAAAAGTTAGCTTGGAAAATAGTTATTGGTTATAAATTTTTTAGATCAAATGAATGGTATGATACTTTATATTTTAGAGTTTTACCTATATCTCTATTATTTTCTTTAATTATCTCTTTAATAATCATTTTTTCTTAAACTTTTACATATTTTATTTTTATAAATAAAAACATAAAATTTTAAAATATGGCAAAAGAAGTTAAGGAAACCTATTATGAAGTAGATTCTTCAACTGAAGAATTATTCTTAGAAATCTTTAATAAGAAATCATTTCCTGTGAATGTTAGATTTCTTTTTCAAGGAAATTCAAAACAAAAACAATTAATCAAAGTTTCAAAAATTCCAGATCAGTATGCTTTTTCTTTAGGAAAAGAGTTATTGATTTCTATTAATGAAGATCTATTAAATGTTTTTGATGACGAATCAATTACTATCTTAATTGAACAAGAGATTGATAAAATCAATATCAATTTCGAAAGTGGTAAAATTAAATTAGTTGGTACTGATTTAAATACATTTTCATCTATTGTTAATAAATACGGTGTTGAAAAAGTTGCAAGAGCAAATAAAGTAGAAGAGTTATATCACGAGCAAAAAGCTGATGCTAAAAGTGACGAAGAATTTATTATTTAATTATGAGAAGAAACGAAAAGTATATTAAAGCACTTAAACTGAGATATGAATCTCAAATGGCTGAAGCTGAAGCTAATTTAGAATTATATTTAAGTGAAAATAATTTAGCCGCTATCGGTGAACACTCTGATTTGTTGGAAGAACAAGATAAATGGATAACTAAATATTCAGAGGCTAAAGACAAATTAGAAAACTTAAATGCTATAATTGAATATCCAAAACCACATATAAAAAGCTAACAGATATAATCTGTAAAAAAATAAAAATAAACAATGAATATCGAAACTAATGTTGTAAAACCTGAAATTTCATTTTTTGAAAATGAAACAGAAAACTTATTAATCACTCCTTTTTATGAGGCTGAATTAGATTCAAAAATTCAGAACATTGAAAGTTTTATTTCTAATAATAACGGTTCTGGTTTAACTGAAGATGAAAAAGACTCACTTTATAAAGGAGCTCAAGAATTATGGATGGCTTATGCTAACTCTTTAAGAGATGCTAAATATAACTTCCATTTAAATAGACCACAGTGGAAATTCGTTACTGATTTAGTTCTTTCTAAATTAGAATATGATGTAAATACTGTATTCTTTGCAATTGAATTAACAGAACTTTTAGGTTCTATGAGAGATGCTAAATTTGCTGATGATAATCAATTAGTTGCTTTTCCAGTTAATGCTACTGAGATTACTTATATCTATCACTTAATTGCTAAACATAAAGTTAAAGGTCTTACTAAAGAAGCTTATATGTTTGCTGAAGTTTTAAAAAGAATTGGATCTATTTCTAAAGTATTTAACTATTATGATACTTATGGTAAAAATTTATCAACTGATATCCAAAATTGGGTAACTACTTTTGAAGAAGGTGTTTCTTTTGAAAATAGAGTTAACGAAACTTCTAGTGAAGAAATTTCTGAATAAGAAAATCACAAAAATAAAAAAACCTCTTAATTTTAAGAGGTTTTTTTGTTTTTAATATATTGGTGTGATTGGACTAAAAGGTCCTATTGTTTCAATGTATTTAATCGAATCTGATAAATCTTTAAGAGTTCTTATCTCATAATTTTTCTTATCTCTATATACAGCGCCATATCCGTTATCAGATGTTACTTCTATAACAACAAATGGATCTATATTAGCATCTATCGTAAAATTAAATGGTAATAAATTATCACCTTTTCTAAATTCATCCAAAACTTGTACAGGTTCAAAATCTATCATTTTCCATTCGGTTACATTCACCCAATTTGCATTATCACCTTGGTCTATTAATGGTGGGTTAGTTGATTGTGTTGATCCTAAACCACTATATGAATAATATTCTCTATTATATTCAATTATAGTTGCTACTTCATATTCATCATTTGCGCTCCAAGATATAACATCTTCATATTTTCTAGGATTAAAAACTTTGTTATTATCTATAAATGATTCGTATATTTTTCCATAATAGATAACTTTATCTCCTTTAGAGTATGTTGTAAATGGTTGCCATTCTTTATAAGTTTTATAAGTTCTGACTTTCACATTGAAATAATCAGGAGTTTGTAGTAAGTTTATATATTCGTTATTAGGTTTTGGTGGTACTGATAATCCAAATGGATTTTTATCAGCTCCCAATCCCTCTATTATTGAATAGAAATCAATCACGCAGTTATAGACAGTCGATCCACTATTAACTGGCATTAGATATGCTTCATTTAATTTGAATGTAACTGGTGTCATATTTTGTTTCATGTTAAATATAATCATATCGTTTACTTTATGAGTAATTTGATTACCACCTGTAAAATATGCTTTACCTGTTATATCTAAGATTTTGTGTGTTAATGGAATTATGTTTCTTTTTAACCAGTGTTTTAAGCCTTGTAGTTTTATTGTTATCTCGTCTAAGCTATAGTTTAATACATTATTCCCATCTTTATCTGTTATTGAAAAAGTTAAATTGAATAAGTTTGTATATTCATATTTATCATTTGGAAGAGTATGTTTTATAAAATCATTTTCATTCCAACCTTCTACTGTGTTGTCAAATATATCTGGAATCTCAACCTTAAATAACTTTAAAAAGTTAGCTGATGTTTGATCAATATTCCTATAATATTCATTTAATGTTAACTCATTATAACCAAAGAAATTTATAGCGTTTATTATTGATTTATAAGCTCCTATATATGGAAATATAACATTTTTAGTTAGAAGTAACTCTTTTCTTTTCCTATTTAAAAATCCCCAATCTATACCACCCTCTAATATATCATAGTCTTTAAAAATAAATATTTCATTTGGTCCAATATTTTTACCTATATTAGAAAGTTCAGTTTTATAACGGATATCCTCAATCTCTGTTTGTGCATAAGTTGTTAATCTAGCTATTTCTCTATCAACAACTTGAAAAGTCGCTTTTAGATATGTTGTGTTACCCACCTTAGGATAATCACTTATAACTGTTGATTCGTTTACTATAAAGTCATTTTCTATATCTATGAAGTCTAATATAAGTGTCTTACTAAAAACTTGTCTTATTTTAAATAAACTACCATTGTTGTAAGATATATACTGATTTTTAGTATTTGATGTATCTTTTAGATAGATAGCAATTCTCTGACCAGGTGATAATTCTTTATCATTGAAATACTCACCTGATTCTGTGTTTAGTGTTATTACTGCTCTTTTATCTGTATCAAATTGAGATGCAGTTCCTAACATTTGAAACGTGACAACATTATTATTAGTTGATGTACTGGTTATACTAAACTCTATTTCTTCTTGTTTATATAGTTGTAAAACAGATCTTAATGGTCCTTCTTCTTCCGATTTATATCCTAAGAATAGTTCTAAAGATCTTGGTTTTGTTGATATTGATACCTCGTCATCTATATATTCTAATGTATATTCAACTCTATCAAAAACAGTTTGTTGATGTTGTGGTGAATTTACCTTTGTTATATCTCTATTTGGTTTTTTATTTATAGGAGCTTCAAGAAGTGGTTTTGGTCCTGTATAAGCATATGATCCGGTTTTTTCTAATTGTTCTCCTGATATATCATACATAAAAAATTCAGGTGCGTTATCAGATAACCACTCATAATAGTAAACAACTGGAGTTTGACCAGTGAATTTTTCTCTTGGTCTTCTAACATACTCTCTTGTCTTTAACCAAAGATTATCTCTTTTTATATAGTTTGGATCTAAAGTACCATACATATTTTCGGTGAAAGCTTCATTCGTTTCTGATGAGTAGTTTATTTCACTTAAAACGGTTGGTAAAATTTCCACTAAAGAGTTTATAGATGGTTGAATAGCCCAAACTGACTTTCTTTCCGGGTTATAAATTATTTTAGTTGTTCTCGTTCCAACTGGTTGGTTGTGTATAACTTGTCCATTTATTGGATCTATAACAAAAATAGAGTTTAATACTTGTGATGATACATAAAGACTAGCATCAAATTGATTTAATGCTAAATATCCATATGATCCAATATCAATGTTTGTTGTTAATGTATCCGTTGATAAATCTAATGATAAAAATCTCTTACTAGGATCTGTTAAATTCATCTCACCTGTTAGATTATTGTATAATATATCAGTAAATGAACTATTTGTAACTGATGTTATTGAATAAGTAACTCCATTATCAATTTTGTATAAATTCTCACCATATACATAAATCGACTCTCTTACAGGTTCGTAAAATATTGAATGTGTTAATCCTGGTACTGTGTATGATGTTTGATATGTTCTTGTTGTTCCATCAATTCTCAATACTAAGTTAGCATCGGTTGTGACATACATATCCTTTTCAAAGTCGTTAAATACCATTTTACCCGTCATAGTATCTAATGTAGATGGTGTTGTTATTGTTTTTACGAAAGTATTTAAATAATCATATATGTCTATTGTAGCACTATTTGAGTAAGTTATATAAATATCTCCATTATATGGATTGATAGCCATATCTTTAGCATTATATGTTAAAGTTATAGATTTGACAATGCTATTTAATAGAGGATCGATAATCCATATTTTATTTTGTGATAAACAATATAGATAATTATTATATGTGTTAAAATCCATTTTAATTGGATTTGCATTACCTGATAGTGTTATTGTTTTTACATGCATATATAGATAAGCATCCATTACAATCACGTTATCACCAAATAAATAAACATAATTAGATAATTGAATATATTTCAAATCTACTAAATTAGTAGCTCCTAAATCAGTTCCTAGTAAAAGAGAATTTGAATCATATGTTGTTGGATTGTAAGATAATCCAAACATTACTTGATCAAATTGACTAGAATTAAAAGGTCCTCCGCTACCTGTTACACCTGGTATGTAACATGCTGTTGCTCCAAATCCTAAATCAAATGCCAAAGTTACATAAGCTGATGAGTTACAAATAGAACTTGTTAATCCCCAGAATGGTCCTTGGTAACTTAAATTCATTACTTGTGGATCTAAAAACTCTATATTATATTCTTGATTATTATAAGGGAAATTTGTATTATGTACCGCTACAACCATCCCGGTAGCAAACCCAAGTTCTTCAAAAGAAGCTGTTGCTGTTGATGGTAATGCTATTTCATTTGATGAAATTAAAGATCCTCGATTACCTTTCATTTTTTTGGTTATAGTGTAATCTTCAGATCCAGGTATTTCTACTTTACCCGTGCTTATAGAGTATTGAAAAATTCTATCTAATCTATTAAGATCGAATTTGAGTAGGTTGTTTATATTTGTTACAATTATACCCATTTCTAAAAGGTTTTCCGAGTGAGTATCTACCCATTCACTTAACGTAGATGGTATATCAACCGGTTTATATGTTGATTGTGTTGCTGAATATGTCGCATATATAGTTTCTTGGTCATATTTCTTATTATTTATATCAATAGATAAATAAGGACCAAAAGAGGCTGATGATCCAAATAAAACTCTTGAATGTTCTATAAAGAAATTAGCGGTTGTTCCAACCTCAACTCTTTCCAAATCAAATGGTACGTTTGGATAGAAACTTTTTAAAACAATTCCATTGTAAAATGGTGATGTGAAGCTTCCTAAGTATGCTAATTCAGCTACAATACCTAATGTGTATAATTTGACATAGTTTCTTGTTAACCATGCTCTTAAAGTTCTATCAATAGTTCTTTCCATATCAGGTGATCCACCTGAATATACCCAAGCAACTTCTTCTTCGTAAGTTTGTTTGTTGATTATTAATTTAATTCCATATTCATCAATGTCAGTAAAAACGACATTATATTTATAGTTTTCTGAATAATCATAATTTAACTCATAGTTTAGTTTTTCTTTTACTTCGACTAATCTTTCGTTTGTTTGTGTCTCATTACCTATTGAGTAAGTGGCACCTAATTTGGTGTGATAGAAGTTTACTATTGCATATTTACTTGGATATATAAGATCCGCCTTTAAATAACCATTTTTATAATATAGATCTATATTAAAAGCTTTTAAATCATCTTTAAATTTCTGAGCAGCTGATGCAAAAGTTGTTTTGGTACTTTGTGTCCATCCATACTCAAAATAATTTCGATCAGTTGTTAAATAAAGTTGACAAAGAGGTAGTTGTTCTGTTGTAGTTGAACTATCAACCTTTATATAAGTTTGTTTCCCCCAATTTGGTGAATTATCTGGTGCTATAAAGTTTAACGAACCTGCAAAACTCTGAGTATATCCAATTAAGCATTCATATACTTTATTATTATAAATAACCTGTGATTGTGTTGCGTAATAAGTCATTTGTGAATTTCCAACAAATGTTGGTATTGTCGCAACTCTTAAAAAGTTTGTATTCTCAACAGATCCTTCAATTTTAAATTCTCTTCCTGGTTTTAATATTTTTGGTATTTCTTTATCATCATCAAAATACAATCTACTTTGATTATCGATTAACAGACCACCTTGATATATTATTTGTAAATCAGTTCTTGATATAACTTCTATTATTAACTTTGAACTATCTGGTATTTCTGATGTTGAGTACTCAAAATGAATAGCATCTGTTAAATTATCTTGTAATACAGTTATTACACCATCATTTTTTTCAGTACCTACTATATTTAACTTTTTACCTGGATAGTATCTGTCATAAAAATTCGGTTCAGACCAATCAGATATATTATTATTGAATTTTGAATCTATATAATTATAAACACCAACCGTATTTATACCTCTTATAGTAACATCTTGATAAGATGAGGTTGCTGAGTAAATAGAGTAATAATCATTTTCAAATGTAGCGTTATCAACAGATGATAAAATCATTATAGCATTTTTCTTTGAACCAACAACTACATAAGTTTTTTTCTTATCAGTAAATTCCAAAAAGTTAGAATTAAATACTATAAATGTTCCTATTGGATATAAATTATCAAAATTATCACCATAAATCCATTTTGAATAGAAGTTATAATCATTATTTATTGGTTCTATTGCAGTTATAGATTGTGTTGATCCATTGGTTCCATAAAAATGTAAACCATATTCGTTAAATAATTGAAATTTATTTAAAGTTAATTCACCTGGTAATTCATATTCAAATGATGGAACTCTCTCCATCATATACAACCCGTATGTTTTGTATATATCTGATGAACTTTGGTGAAATAGAATATCACCTTCAAATCTATCTGTTGTTTCGTTATACTGAAAATTTAAACTTCCACCCTCTTTATCGAAGAATATTAGATTCTTATGATTAGACATTTATATTTAATACTTTTTGGTATATATTAAAAAATCATTTCTTTGATAATCAATTTTAATATATACAATTATAAAATTAATTTATTATATATGAAAATATTGAAATATAACGAACATAACCATAGTGATTTAGAAGTTGGTGGTTTAAAGTGTGATAATCCTAATTGTGATTATTCTGATATGACAGTTCCATTTGAAGATTATGAAAGTTCTGTTAATAAGCCTTGTCCAAAATGTGGTGAGAATCTTTTAACACAAGAAGATTATGATCAAATAGTTCAACTTAGAAATGCTGTTGATATTTTAAACAGTTTTTCTCCGGAAGAATTGGAAAAAATCAGTGCGAACCTTTCTCCGGAAGAAATAGATTCAGCTTTAGATATGATGAATTTACTTAAAGTTAAAAGTAAAGGTCAAGATGAAGAAGGTAATCATGTTTGGAGTCTTGGTGAATCTAAAAAAGAAAAGGATTCGGAAGAAGTTAAGTTTGATGTTAAATCTTTTGAACCTAAAAAAGATGACTTAGTTGGATTTAAATCTGAGTTTGAGGAAACTCCGGAAAAAGAAGTTAAGAAAACTAAAAAAGAAATTCAAAATGATGGTAACACACCTGGTTTGAAAAAAGCTATTAAAAAGTTTGAAGATTTTAGAATTTCAATTTCTGTTGATGAAGTAGAACCAGAGGAAGATTTTTTTGATACTAATGATGTTTGTTCGGATTGTGAATGTGAACCTTGTGAATGTGAAGAAAATCCTACTCAAGAATTACAATATCACTTAATGAATTCATTACCTGTTACTGAGAATGTTTTTAGACCTGGTTCTAAAAAGTTTTTTGCTTTGTTAAAAGAAGCTAGAAATCTTTATGATTCTGGACTTTTAGAATTAAAAGGTATTGATAAAGAATTATATGAATCAACTGAGATTGGAAAATTTGCTATGTTTAAAGGTGAGATGGTGGCTTTGGATATTCCGATGGAGATAATTGAGGATTTAAATGAGGCTGAATATCATGGGAAAGAAGTTAAGTTAAACTACCCAATGAGAGGTGGAACTAAAAAGTATTATGTATATGTTAAAAATCCTAAAACTGGTAAAGTTAAAAAGATTGCTTTTGGTGATGTTCATGGTGGTTTAACTGCTAAAGTTAGTAACCCTGAGGCTAGAAAATCTTTTGCTGCTCGTCATAAATGTTCAACTAAGAAAGATAAAACTAAGGCAGGCTACTGGGCATGTAGAATAAATCGATATGGTCATTTGTGGAACAATATGACCTATCCCGGCTTCTGGTAATCTAATGGAGGGTAAAACATATAATATATAATGGTAAATAAAATTATCATTATGCAAATATATAAAATTACCAATCTAATAAATAATAAAATTTATATAGGTAAAGATACTACATCAGATCCAAATTATTTTGGATCTGGTTTACTTATTAAACGTGCCATAAGTAAATATGGAATCAACAATTTTATCAAAGAGGTTATTGATGAGACTGATGATTATCTGGAATTGTCTAAAAAAGAAATTTATTGGATATCTGAGTATGATTCAACTAAAAGAGATATAGGATATAATATTTCTCCTGGTGGAGATGGTGGTGATACACTTTCAAATCATCCAGATTTGGATTTAATAAAAGAGAAGATATCCAAAAGTAGTAAAACTAAAGGAAGAACATATGAAGAGTCTTTTGGTGAAGTAAGAGCTACTGAATATAAAGAAAAACTCAAAGTAAATATTAATAAGAATATTTTATCAATTAATTCTATATTAAAAAATAAACAGAGGTGGGAGGAATTTAATGATAAATTCAAAGAAAGGTGTGAATTTATTAAGAATGAAATAAATCAAGGTAGGTTTGATGAATATGTGAATGAAATTAAATTGATTAAAAAAAGAGTTTATAATAATTTTCTTAAAAACACTGATGGATTCTATGATTTTTTTGGACATGAATTAAAATATTTTTTTGGAAAATATAAAATTAGAGAAGATTTGGAATTTGATAAGATTGATAAGTTAATTTTTGAAAAAAATATAGATGGTCTAATTTCTTATCTCGATTGTGTTCCAAATAGGTTTTTCAAAAGAAGATATAAATTCTATGAATATCTTGGTCAAGATTTAAAATTAAAAATAAAGATTAGACTTAATGAAAAAAGAAAACGATTTGACCAAGAAACTAAAATAAAAATAATAATAGATGGCGTTGAATATGATTCAATTTCAGATGCTGTGAGTAAAATAGATATTGATAGGTCATTAATTCGATTTAGACTTAGATCACCACGCTTTAAAAACTATCTTTTTGTTGATAATGATTTGAATATAAAGTATAATAAATTTGTTGAAGTTGATCCTCATTTATCAAAAAAAGAGAGAGTGTCAATAGACGGTGTTGAATATGGTTCTATAACCGATGCTACAAAGATTCTTAATAAAGAATATGATTATATAAGTTGGAGACTTAATTCTAAATCATATCCAGAATGGTTTTACTTAGATAAAGTAGTTGAACTAAAGGAAACTGGTGTACCGAAGTTAAAACCAGTTTCTATAAATGGTGTTGAATATGAATCTATATCAATGGCTGTTGAGAAGAGTGGTATTGATAGACAAATAATGAGATATAGATTAAAATCAAATAATTATCCTGAATATTTTTATATATAGAATATGAAACTACCATTCAAAGAAATAGAGCTAGAAGAAAACATTTTTATTAGAGAGTTTAAACAAGATACTGACTCTGGTGAATTTACTTGGCATAGAGACCGAGAAGATCGTATTATAGAGTCATTAGAAGAGACTGATTGGTTGATACAATTGGATGATGAGTTACCTAAAAAAATTGAAGGTAAAGTATTTATACCAATGGGTGTTTATCATCGTGTTATAAAAGGTACTGGTGATTTAAAAATAAAACTAATAAAAAACCCATCTTAAAGATGGGTTTTGTTTTTAATCTATATTTGATTTATAATTTTCTCCGTATATTTTGATGATTTCGTCGTATTCATTTAACATACCACTTTTGAAATCTTCATTCTCATACTTTTGTTTAAGAATATATTCTTTTATATAACTCTCATATTCTAACTTAATAGAGATATCCATAGTTTCTTCGTTTATTTCAACTGCTTCTGATATTTCTTCACCATCTTCATTTTTTTGAACAATATCATCAATATATTCAACTGAAGCAAAGTTACCTCTTTCTAACATCACTTCTAACTTTCTACGAAGCTTTCTGTTGTTGATTAGGAGGTTATTTGATATAGATATATCAATATAGTCTTTAGTGTCTCTTAAATCATCTAATCTATCAATATCCTCTTCTGTGATAACTCTAAACTTTCTAAAGATAGGTGAATAGTTATTTGGGTAAAATTCAACTTCTCCAGTCTCTAAATCAAGAGATGTTATCCCTTTTTGGTCACCGGTGTCATTTCTATCCATTTGCCATAAACTACCAATAAATCTAAAATTCTTATTACGTTGACAAATATGCACGTGTCCGCTAAATACTTCTTTATATCCAACAAACTCTTCAACATCTATTTTATCAACATTTCTGTGAGCTACGGAGTTTAGATGCATTACACATCCATTTAAATCTGAATGGCAGAATAGGTAATCACCTTGGTTATCCTTAATCACCTTTATTAAATCAATTCTTTTTTCCACCCATGGTATTAAGACTAAATTCTTATTCATTACTTTTATATTTGTTGGTTCCTCATATACGGTTATATTATCATTTATATAACTATATAACCTAACCGAGTTTATTGAATTGGATCCTTTGTTGAATAAATCATGATTACCAACCATTATATGCATCGGTATTATATTCGATATATCTTTTAATATTTTTTCAACTTTATTTAAAACGTTAATTGGTATTGATGTTCTATTATCAAATAAATCTCCTAAATGTATGAGTATATCACCATCTTTCACATTTTTTTTTAAAAATGGTATTAAAAAATTATAGATAGTATTTTCCATCATATTTAACCATTTATCTAAGTTGTTTAAATAGATACCAAAATGAGTATCAGTTATCATATAAACCTTCATAATAAATTTTATTTTTTTTTTTTACAAATATGTATAGGGACATAACACTTTTGTATATATAATTATATGGAATATGTGAATATAGTTTATAATAAATATTTTATCTATTTTTTGGGATTTTTATGGTCTGATGGATTTATAGAAAGAAAAAGAGTTGGTGTAGAAATATTAGAAAATGATGCAATTGAAATATTAGAAGATATTAAAAAAATAGATTTTTTAAAGATATGTACTATGAATAGACATCGTGAGAATAGAAGACCACAGATGACTATTTACTTCTGTGATGTTAAATTTTATGATTTTTTTATATCTAAATATTTTTTAAATAAAAGTACTAAATCACCATTGGATTTAATAAATGATATACCAAATGATTTGGTTAGATATTTCTATCTTGGGTTGATTGATGGTGATGGTTGTTTTTATTTTAATTTGAAAAATAAAAATAGGCAATTTTATGTAACATCATCATATGAACAAGATTGGACTCATATTGAGAGTTTATTTAAATCATTAAATATATCTCAATATGAAATAAGAAGAGTTATTAGTAATAATGGTAATAAGTCATCTTATATAAGAATTAAGAAGTATAGTGAAATAGAATCTTTATATAATTATTTATATCCGTGTGGATATGAGATGGGTTTAAAAAGAAAGTATAATAAGTGTTTAGAGATTATTAATAACCCACCTATACGTAGTTCCAATAAAGCCAAAATTGATTTAAATGAATTAATTCTTAAAATTAATGAGAATTTAAATATTGTTGAATTATCTAAAATATATGATTGTAATTGGAGAAAAATATACAATTTATGTAAAAAAAATGATGTCTCTTATCCAAAAGGATTCTTCTCCGGTATTGTGTGAAAATGGAAAAAAATTAGTTTTTATAATTAATATATACTAAGAAAAGTATAGAAAAAACAAGAGAAAAAAAAATAAAAATATATACTTTATAATTGGATACAATTAGAAAAAATAATTAAAAAATATGCCACTTCCTCATTACACACAAATCTCGAATGTTGGTTCACCAGGGGGGCCAGGTACTCTTCCTGATGAGATTGTTTACTTAAATTTGTTTGAGATAACATTTGTATTACCAAACATCTTAACAGCACAAGGTAGAAATACTCTACTTTTATTAGAGAATGCTACTAATATTGATATGAACTTAACACAATTTGATGTTGGTCAAAAAGAACAAAGATTTAAGTATTCAACAAGAGTATTTAATACAACTCCTACTAAGACTAGTGGTGACTTTAACATTAAATTTCAAGTTAATGTTAATCAAGCTGGTTCAATGGAGACTTGGAATACACTTAAAGCTTGGTATGATTTAGTATTTAACTCTCAAAATGGTTCTATGCACTATAAATCAGATTGTATTGGTACTGTTATTGTTAACCAACATGATAAAAAAGGTGTTGTTTTAAGACGTGTAACTTTCCAAAACGTTCAAATTAAACAAATAGCTGGTTACTCTTTAGATTGGAATGGTAACAACACAATTGAAACAGTTCAAGCTGACTTTATTTATGATTACTTTGTTGATGAGTACATTGATCAAAACTTCTCAATTACTCCTCCACTTATCACTGGATATTAATACTTATGATAATAAAAAAAAACCACTCAAAAGAGTGGTTTTTTTTTATTTTAGAATTTTGGCATATTACTTGTCATATTTCTCATTATTGATCCTGTATCTGGAAGGTTCGCATTTTGTCCACCCTCTTGATCTTTTCTTTGTTTTTCTTCATCTTCAATAATTTCATTGACTAATTTAATATTTTCTTCAAACATCCAGAAGGGCCAATTATCCATAGCCCACTCTTGTGTGTGAAAGTGCTTTTGAAGTAATAACTTATTCTTTAATATATGCTTCAAAGGCATCATGAATAACGAAAATACCTGAGGCTCCGTTGGGAAACTGCATATCTGTGTGGACCTCCTCACCACACGAACAAGTCTTTTTTAATTCTTTAATTCCGAAAGTCATTTTACCAACAGCTGCGTTTAAGAATTGGAATGAAATATCATCCATACCTTCAAACTCTGTTAATTTTGATTTAATTCCTTCGTATGTAATATGACTTCTACCATTTAACATGAATGGGATGATTTTTAAGAAAGCTAAATTAGGACTTCTTTTTTCGTTATTTTCTTTGAGTATATAATCACTGAAAGCTTTTTGTAAACCAATATTTGGTGGTGTTAAATCAAAATGTTTACCGTGTATAGTTGAGAAATTATAAGATCCAGTTCCTTTGTTATAAAACTTCATTAATTTTTCATCGATATCATAGTAAACAAAGTTACCTCTTTTTAATTCAATTGAATTCTCTTGACCACATGAACATCTAACATTATTTACAGATAAACCATTTCCTTGTTGGAAAGTTAATTCTCTGATTAAAAATATTAAGAACAATCTATCTTGGTCTTTGATATCTAAATATGATGCAATTTTACCATCTGGATATTTAATTCTAACACAAGCTTGTAACATATCGTTCATTTTTTCTACAATATCATAGAAGTTTTGATCGTCCACCATAGAGTATGCTTGTATTTCTTTTACTTGAGCTGGTCTAACCATAAAAAGAGTTCCTGCTGGATAGAATTGCCCACAAGGTAATTCTCTAATATCAAAGTTAAAGTATTGTAAATCTGATACTCTAGCATTATCAACTGCTTGAAATGGTATATCACTATTCATTTGTTTTTGTTCAACTACTTTTTTACCTTCATCTAAATCTTGAAGATGTCTTTTTAAGTAGTCTTCTTCACTCATTCCTTCGTTTTGTGACATATAAATTAATTATTTTTTGATATATATTTGAGAATTTATCTCCTCTATTATATAATTTGATAATAATTAAGTTTATACGTTATAAAATAAAAAAACCTCAGATTTCTCTGAGGTTTTTTTAAGTTTTTATTTTTATAGGAAACCACCTGCGTCAATTGCTCCAGTTCTAAGAATTGTAACATTGTTAACAATGATACCCATACCTTTGATTGGTTCAACATATGTATCAAGAACACCAATTTGGTTGTCAATGATTTCAGGAGTGTTGTTTTCCTCATCCATTTTATTGAAGTAGTTGTATAAACCATTTCTACTAACATAAGTTTCACAGATTAAGTCAGCTCTAAGTTTAATCTCAGCTCTGATATCTGGAGTGTTAAACTGCCATTGGAAGTCTAATAACATTCTAGATAATTCTCTTTCTAACTCAATTAATACCTCTCTAACGTGAATGTAAGAAAGAGCTGATCTATAAAGAGTTTGAGCTGTATTCTCAGTCTCGATGATATTACCTCTATTTCTCTTAAATACGATAGGGTTCATTTGAGCTTGGTTTAAGAATTCGATATCTTCAAGTGTGAAATCTTGTTCTAATCCAGCGATGTTAGTAATTCTACCATTTGTAACACCAGCAGCGATAGTCCAAGGAGTTATTCCACCTAAGTTAGAGATATGTTTTCTCATATAAGTAGTAGCTACGTGAGATGCTGGTGGCATATCTAATGGTCTACCATTATCATTTACTGTTAAGTAAGGTAAGAAATAACCTACACAAGTTGTTCCTGCTCCGTCACCGAATGAGTAAAGGAATGCTGGTCCACTTTCAGGATCACCACCTTTAGCGATGAATTCTGTTTGTAAAACACCTTC